CTTCCCACCATCATCGTCCATTCTGATAATCTTGATTTTGTCGCCTGGTTTCATAGCATTAGTCATCTACCACAACGAACTCCTCCAACATGTAGCTGATATCATCCGGCCGTTCTTCCTGTATCTCTTCCAATGCGGCGGTGATGGCTCCCTTAGACGGGTAAACTTCTTTGGTCAGCACGCCGTTATTCTTGAGATATTCAATCACGGCCGGGAGATCTTTGAAGTATTCCCACAGGTACAGGCTGTTTGCTTCGTCATTGTAATCTAGAAGCCAGCGTTCAGGAAATATCTCACCGGTAGCATCATTGGTTTGGAAAATACACATGCCACATTCCTCAGTCTGAAAGAATATTTGTAGTGATGGGTACTTCTGTTCGATAAAATGCCTAACATTGCTCATCTCTCCCCAGGCTGTCTCCGTGTTGATTTTGAGGATACCATTTTCCAGAGAGTAATCCAAGATGTGTCCACGGCAGTAAACCTTCTCCCAATCGCCACCTAAAGCATGGACAAGATTCCCAAGCCAGAGTTTCCCAAATCCGTTCGGCAGTAGTGATTCGTCCATGTCAGCCAGGTTCTGAATCGTTTTGTGAAGGGCAGCTACTTCGTCTTCACTGCCCCTGATCTTGTAGGTTGTATAAGCCCAGTTCGGCATGGCTACTCTTCCACTAGCGTTACGGTATCGGCGATAATTTCGTAACTAATTCGGTCAGCGCCATTTTCCCCAACGTAGCGGCGGCACCGCTGCTTCCCATGGACTTCCACCCATGAGCCTTTGGTGATTTTGGAAAGATCGGCAATGCCGGCACCTTTCCACGCACGAACGGAAAACCATGTGCAGTTAACGACGGTGGCGCCGTCCCTACTGCTGTAGGTGTCTTCTGTCATGACCGAGAATTGCGCCGTCTCGGTACCGGCGACTGCGGTCACGTGGTACTGGCCAACGGGACCGGCGATGATAATGTCATTCTTGAACTGTTTCATGATGATTGTTATTGAGGTTGTATCGTTTAATTATTACGCTGACCGTCCATGGCGTGAACTTGGCGCCCCTGCTGGTGACGAAACCTTCAGCATTCAGCGTCTCTGCCATAGCGGCCAGTGTGAGATCCTGCTTTACCAGAACCTTGAGCATTGCGGCTGCGCGCTTGTTGTTAGGATTCTCGCGCGCCTTCCGCATATTGGTCTTCCTGGAGTTGGATATGGCCTTATCCAGGTTACCAGTAAGATTCTCCGGTTTTCCCAAAGCCATTCCGCGGGCCTTCTTGGCCTCCAAGGACTGCTTTGTACGGGTGGAGATGAGCTGCGCTTCATATTCGGCAATGCTGGCTATGATGTGTAGGACCAGCTTATTGGCCTCCGGGAAGTCGCAGAACTTGATTTCAACGTCAGACTCCAGGAGCTTGCTGGTAAAGGCGACGTTTCTGGAGAGGCGGTCTAGCTTGGCGACAATCAGTGTGGAATTGGTTTTCCTGCACAGTGCCAAAGCCTCTGTAAGTTTAGGGCGGTCGTTGTGGCGACCGCTCTCTGTTTCCACGAATTCAGCAATCGGGATTTGGTCACGCAGGTAGTTGTGGATAATCTCCCTTTGTGCCTCGATGCCCAGACCAGAGACGGCCTGCTTCTTCGTGGATTGGCGTAAATAAGCAATGTATGTCATTTTTCACGATTATTAAACGAACGTTTAGTATATGAGATAGGGCGCCAGAATAACCTGACGCCCCTTTTGTGAGAGTTTGCGCTATTAGGAAATGCCATATTCTTGGCATATCCGCGCGCTGTAGTTTTCGACTTTTTCCACGGCTTCGTCTATGGCAGGTACCAGTTCGTTAACGTAAACGTCTTCCCTGGTTTTGACGGTTTTGCCATCGGTGTCGATGAGGTTGAAGAGGAACGCATCGGCGCCCTCGTCGTAAAGGATTTGAACTTTCCCCTTGTGCTTGAAGCCCTGCACGGTGAATTCCAGTCCAGAACGGTGTTCAGCGTCCTCGGCAATGCGGTAGCTTTTGTTGTCCACGCCCCAGCTCATCACAATGATGGGGTAATTCCTAAGGACCTCCAGGATGTAGGCTGCCATCCTGCGCTGTTGTTCTAATGATTGCACGGTCGTTTCCATAATGACTTTGTGAAAATTGTGTAAAGCGGATACTGGCAGAAACCGCTGCGCTCGATAACACCCATCGGGACTCCCAATCCATTGTCCTGGATGAAGCGCTCTGCCGCGGGGTGGTTGTTTGTATCAATAAAGGCGAGGCTATCTGACTGGAACCTGCTGTTAAGGTTAACGGTAATAACCTCGGTGTCGCCGTTATCGTAGGTGAGCATAAGGGCGAGGCTACCATTATTGCGGTAAGATTCGGCCGATACCTTTACGGGACGGCCGTGATAAGTGAGTTTCTTCTTTTTCATAAGATTAGATATATGGTAAATAAGTTTCAAGTGCGCCGGTCTCCACGATGGCCTTGGCGGTATCATGGGAGGCCTGGTTGCGTTCGTCAGTACCGAAATCATCCTCTGCCATCTCTTTGATAACGGCAATTACGGTACGAAAGAGTTCCTGTTGGAGTGTTCTGTGGAAGGTACGGATGGATTTGGCAAACACATCTGGTTTCCAGCCGAAGGAGTTAATGGCGTGCTCAAGTTCTTTAGCCGCCACATACTCACGGGTATTTTCGATATATTCTTCCATTAGATTGAATTTTGGTTAATCCAGGTGCAATAATCCTGATAGTTGAACATTCTGAGGTAGCCGTAGTAATCAGGCTGCTCCCCAGTGAGAGAGAACATCCAGGCGAAGTCGTCTGGGTATGAGACCAACACCTGAGCTTCTGATAGCTGAGGGTTGATGGGGCCTTTATAGTCACGGACATCGACAGCCACCATGATATCATCGGCAGCAGTATCATACAAAAAGTCCATAGGCCCAAAGGCGCTAGGTTGAGATTCGACAAGTAATAGTATCATATCGTTTTGCAATAAAAAGAGGAAGGTATCGTGTGGTGATACCCTCCTCCTCGGATGTAATCTTGGCGCTGAGGCCACGGATCAAGACAGGAGCCAGTCGTAATCAGAACAGGTTCCTTCAAGAGATTGCTGTAATCCTTGCATCAGTGTGGTGCAATTCGCGTTCTTCGACAAGAAGTTGTGTAGGTACGAATTGGTCTTCACCGCCTGATTGAAGCAGTTCAGCGTATTAAACAGGTCCAGGGAATCCCGTCCGTTGATGCCGAAGTGGCTATTGACGAAATTCCTGGTAGCGGCATTGACTTGTGAGTCACCCAATTCTATCTGGAAGGGCAACTCCTTCTTGTCAGCCGTGCTGAGGCAATTATAGTATCTCAGTTTCCCGATAAGGTGGGTGAACTGATCAACGGTAATGCGCGTGCGCCCAAGGCCGTCAAGCGACCTCAGGTTTTCTTCGGCATTGAATTGAGAGAAGAGCTGGTAGGCTGCGGCATATATTTCCGCAGGCCCGGTAGCCTCGATTCTGTCTTTCAAGCCATCCTGTAGGGAGATCATTAAATTTGAACAGATCTTAGCCCTATACGATATGTAGCACTGGAAGACCTCACTGGTCTTCCGTGAATGGAAGTTACATTCCTGGAGCGAGCGACAACCACCAAAAGTCAAGGTGGCTGGTTCCCCCAGGATGTTGGTCTGTCTGGAAGTGACGGTGACGCAGAAGCAGATTCGCTCCCAATACTTCGTCTTTTCCGATTCCAGCAGTTCGCTTGTTTTTTTGTAGATGGCACTTGGAACTCTGCCCTGGGTCAAATGGGATGCCCGGAGTTCGACAGGTCCGAAAGTGTCTTGTGATAGTGCATCATGTGCCGCGAGCACAACCGCTTGTATGAAGTGGCTGTGAGGCACAACGATTTCTCCGTCGGCGTATGAGGGGAGGATGCTTTCTTCAGTAAGTTCCTTCCAGCTGACGGCATTAGAGTTCGCTTCAATGAAAGGCGTAGGGGCCTCTTCAGCTGTAGCGATAGGTAATGGTTCCACAGAGACAATATTCGCCTCGGGGATGTCGACGCCGCGCAGAGTAGGATATTCACGTACTCTTTGCGGAATCAAAGGTAATTCATTATACATAATTTATTCAGAATTAATATTTTCCATATCTGTTTTGGGCTTGGATTTGCCCTTCTTAGAGAATAGCCCCCAAAGCTTTGAGCATCCATCCAGAATGCTTGCGACGGCCTTGAGGGCTTTTACGAGATCATCCAGGGTCATTACGCCTCTTCTACTACTGGAGCAGGCTCTTCGACCGTGGATTCGGTTGTTTGCTTTTCGGCCTTCCGTTCCTTGTACTTCTTCACAAGGTCGGATCCGATATCGATGATCAACAGAGCATCGACGATAATGGCCACTGCTGGCCACAGACGTGTAATTAAACGGTTCATTGGTGTTGTTTGTTATAGGTGTTAAACATAAAAATTGGTATTCAGTTAGTTATATTAATAAGGGAATGGACGCTAATGATCAGGTGAAGAATTCGGTAAAGAAAAGCCCAGAATCATTACGACTCGGGCTATATGGAGACTGTCTGGTACCAGGATTCCCGCCAAGACGCGGCGGATTAGCACGAAGAATGGTCCCAAGTGCTCCACAATTATAAGGCTTTAAGGCTATATTATAGTATAATATATTAATAAGACCGCAAAAGAATAAAATTTGGAGCGCCTAGCTTTTGTAAGAAAAGAGTATATTTGCATTTGTATATTATACTAAAATCAACCACATATGAGCAAAAGGGACAAACCAACCGTTGACCTGAAGCAGTTTCGCAAGACGAACGGCCTTTACCAAAAAGACGTTGCAGAGTATCTGGGCGTAACCATTGGCTTCATTTCCGCAGTGGAACGCGGCGAATCAAAACTACCTGCGGCGAAGCTGGAACAATTACTCAACAATAGCAAAGGTTGGGATACCGCGTGGCTTGAAGGCGGCGTCTCCGGCAAAGACCTGGATAAATTAAAACAACAGGTTAAACGCCTATCTGGACAACTTGACGCACTTCGGAAGCAGCTCAGAGAAAAGGATTATACAATAGACGGGCTTAAGCAGTGGATTAAGTTGGGGGATACCCTGTCGGCTTTGGTCAACAATGGAGTGCCCACCATGATGGAGGGTTTTAATGAGGGAGACATTGTCGTGAATTGCAGTGGCAATGAAACGGAGTTAATTGGGAAGCTATATTTTATGGAAATAGTTTCCATCAAAGGAAAGACAGTTAAATTGAACTGGTTGGAGCCCATCCTGTGCTTTGGTGGGAATGCGCAAGGATATGCCTTTGCAGAGGCCGGAGTTAAGGCGGACGATAAAGCGCTTGAGGGGACTATCATCAAAGGCAAGTATATTAATGCACAGAAGGACCGGTATTTCAAATGGAATGGTGTCCCCATCAAAGGATTATTTAATGGCTTTGATGAAGAATAAAAAAAATAAACCCGCCGGCCGCAATCTCTTCCAAGCGGCCCACACAATAAGCAGGTTTATCTCATCGGTTCAACTGGAGCAGGGATGCTTCATTCCGTACATAAGCCGGCGAAGCATACAAGTCCCCTTCCAAGGGTGTATCCATATGCTCCTCGCAATAGGCCTTGGCAGGCGTTAAATCGATTGTAATCTATATTTATAAGGAAACAGAATCTTTCAAACAGTCGTATTTTTGCAAGACGTAACCCTCTGCAAAAATGCATTTTATGAAGCGATACAATTAAAAACCGGGGAAATTTCCCTATTTTTACACATTCTAGCACAAAAACCACTAATGGCCACAAATACAACACAAAAACAAGCAGCCAAACAGTTTGTCCAGGATTGGTCCGGTAAAGGCTATGAGAAGGGCGAGACTTCCCGTTTCTGGATTGCACTTCTGCAGAACGTTTACGGCATTCAGGACGCCACCAAGTTCATGGAGTTCGAGATACCGGTGAAGACCATCCTTAAAGAGAAAGGCTCGGACTTTATCGATGGGTATATTCCCTCCACGAAGGTGCTGATTGAGCAGAAAGGTTCTAAGGTTAAACTAACGGAGAAGTACCGCCAGTCCGATGGATCTGAACTCACGCCATACCAGCAAGCCCGCCGTTATGCAGCCGGCTTACCACTGTCCATGGCCCCCAGGTGGATTGTGGCCTGCAACTTCGAGACTTTTGAGGTCCATGACATGGAGCACCCAAACGACGCTCCGGAAGTCATACAGTTGGCCGACCTTGAGAAAGAATACCATCGCCTTTCTTTCCTGGTGGATGATACCAATGTCCATCTGAAGAAGGAACTGGAGGTCAGTATCCAGGCTGGTGAGATTGTCGGAGTTTTGTACGACAAGATTCTGTCCCAGTATAAAGACCCCGAGAACCCAGAGACCCAGAAGGCCCTCAACAAATTGTGCGTGCGTCTGGTGTTCTGCTTGTACGCCGAGGATGCTGGTATCTTTGGAAGTAAGAATATGTTCCATGACTACATGGCACAGTTCCCAGCTTCAATGTTCCGGGAGCAACTTATCAAACTCTTCCGCATCCTGAACCAGAAGCCGGAGGAAAGGGACCCTTACGAGGACGAGCAGCTCCTAGCCTTCCCTTATGTCAACGGCGGTATGTTTGCCGGGGATATTGAGATTCCGCGCATCAGCGAGGAAATCCGCACCCTTATCCTTCAGCGCGCCAGCGACGACTTTGACTGGAGTCAGATAAGCCCCACCATCTTCGGCGCCGTGTTCGAGAGCACTCTTAATCCCGAAACCAGGCGTGCGGGCGGCATGCATTATACCTCCATTGAGAATATCCATAAAGTCATAGATCCGCTCTTCCTCAATGATCTAAAGGCTGAGCTGGCCGACATCAAGGCCACATCTGTGGCTAAGACCAAGAAAGACCGGGCCTATGCCTTCCAGGACAAAATTTCCAAGTTGAAATTCTTTGACCCAGCCTGCGGCTCTGGCAACTTCCTAACAGAATCATACACCAGTCTGCGCCGTCTGGAGAATGAAGCCCTGCGAATCATTTATGGAAGTGACCGCGTGATTGGTGAGTTTGCCGATCCTATCAAAGTTTCTATCAACCAATTCTATGGCATAGAAATCAACGATTTTGCTTGCTCCGTCACCCAGACTGCTCTGTGGATAGCAGAGTCACAAATGATGGCTAAGACCGACGAGATTGTTGGCTTTAACCTTGATCCGCTACCGTTGAAGACGTACACCAATATACACGAGGGCAACGCACTTAGAATGGATTGGAATGATGTGATTCCTGCACCAGAGTTGGATTACATCATGGGCAACCCGCCGTTCATTGGCTATGCTCTTCAGTCAAAAGAACAGAAAGACGATATTCTTTCACTCTATGTTGACGAGAAGGGGAAGCCCATCAAAGGCTCCGGAAAAATCGACTATGTGGCCGGTTGGTACTATAAAGCCGGACAGATGATGATGGGTTATCCAATCAAAGCGGCGCTCGTATCCACTAATTCAATCACCCAGGGCGAACAGGTCGCCAATCTATGGAAACCGCTCTATGAAATGTTCAATCTGCATATAGACTTTGCGTGGAGGACATTCATATGGGATAGTGAGGCTTCATTGAAGGCACATGTCCATTGCGTTATCATAGGTTTTTCTTCATCTCCTGCGAGGCATCCAAAGCTAATTTATACAAAGGAGGGAGCAATAGAAGCAAAGAATATCAATCCGTATTTGATTGATTTTGAGGATGTATTTATCGAGAGCAGAAAAACGCCCATAGGAAACGAGCCTCCTATGGTGTTGGGTAATATTCCTCGAGATGGTGGCTACTTGAGCAATTATTCCGATGAAGAGAAGGACTCTATAGTTAAGTCTTTCCCTGATGCTGAACGCTTCTTCAAACGCATTTACGGTTCGGTCGAGTTTATCAACGACAAATCACGCTGGTGCTTGTGGCTCAAAGGCGTAAGTCCTTCTGAGATACGCTCTATTACCCCGATTGTAGAAGCCGTAGAAGGTGTGCGCAAAATGCGTGAGGAAAGTGACCGCAAGGCTACACAAGTACTCGCAGACTACCCGACTTTATTCGCAGAGATTCGTCAGCCTGATACGTACTATTTAGCCGTACCCGAGGTTTCTTCTGGGAATAGGGAATACATACCCATGGGGTATCTATCTCCGGATATTATATGTACTAACAAGTTGCAATTGTTGCCCAACGCCACCCTTTACCATTTCGGCGTGCTCACCTCATTGGTCCATATGGCATGGGTTCGCGCAACTTGTGGCCGTTTGAAGAGCGATTATGACTATTCTTCCAGCATGGTCTATAACAATTTCCCTTGGCCAGAAGTTTCAGATAGTCAAAAAGAGAAAATCATCCAAACCGCTCAGGGAGTTATGGATGCTCGTGCTCTTTATCTTGATAGCTCTTTTGCAGATTTATACGACAACGTGATGATGCCACCCGAACTTCGCAAAGCCCACCGCGCCAACGACGCCGCTGTCCTGGAGGCTTACGGCT